ATACCGCTCCCTTGGCATCCATCAGTTCATCCTAAACGATGACAAGCTGGCCGCAAGGATCAAGCAGGAATATCCGGAGGTGCGGCTGACCCTTTCCATCACGCGGGCGCTGACGCTTGAAGAACTCCAGACCGGCGATTTTTCGATGTATGACCGCATCGTGCTCTTTCACTGGTTTGCAAGACACTTAGATGCCCTTTCTCGGCTTCCGGCAGACCATCAATACACCATGATCGCAAACAGCGCCTGCTTCCATGACTGCAAATGGCATGATGTGCACTGGTTCTTGCATCCGGATAACCCGGAGACCTACAGCAAGGAATCCGAAAGTATCTGCGCAAGCTGCACGGCGCTTCTTGCCAAAGGAAAACAGCAATCCGCATATATCGAGCCGGAAGACCTCGGTTATTTCGACCCGTATGTCGCTTGCTACAAGCTGGTCGACCGCTACGACGATACGGATGTCATTTTCAATAATCTCTACTCCTATGCGACCCGCACAGGAAGCGGAGGAAAGCCAAGAGAATACTACAACCTGTAGCCCGTTTTTCTATGGAGGCAGCGCCACAGTGGCAGCTGCTTTTTTCATGCACAAATTCAAAGGAGGAATCACGACATGAAAGAATTCTGGAACACCATTCAATTTGCTTTTGCTGCCATCGGAGGCTGGCTCGGCTGGTTCCTTGGCGGCTGCGACGGCCTGCTGATCGCGCTCATCCTCTTTGCCGTGACGGACTACATCACCGGCTTCATGTGCGCTGTGGCCGACAAGAAGCTGTCCTCGGCGGTCGGCTTCAAGGGCATCTGCCGTAAGGTGCTGATCTTTATCATGGTCGGCATCGCAAATGCACTCGACATCTATGTGCTTAACCATGCCGGAGTGCTTCGGACAGCGATCATCTTTTTCTACATCTCGAATGAAGGACTGTCCCTCGTGGAAAACAGCGTCCATCTCGGACTGCCGGTTCCAGACAAGCTGAAGGAGGTCTTGGAGCAGCTCCACGACCGCGAGAGCACAGATACCAAGGAGGACAAGTGACATGATTAAAGGAATAGACGTATCCCATTGGCAGGGAACGATTGACTGGAACAAGGTCAAAGCCGCCGGTATCGAATTTGCCATCATCAAAGCTGGTGGCTCGGACGCAGGAACCTATACCGACAGCAAGTGGGAGGCAAACTACAAGGGAGCCAAGGCTGCCGGTATCCCTATCGGCGCTTATTACTTTGTCGGTAAGGACTGCGTGACTGCCGCTGCCGGAAAAGCGGATGCCGAGCGCTTCATTCAGAGCCTCAAGGGCAAGCAGCTGGAATACCCGGTCTTCATGGATAACGAGGCACAGCCCGCCTCTGCCAAAGCTGGGATCACAGAGGCCACCATCGCTTTCTGCGAGACAATGGAGGCAGCCGGATACTTTGTCGGTATCTATGGCTCTGCGGTTTCCGGCTTCAAGGAGCGGATGGACGACTCCAAACTCACGGACTACGCTCACTGGGTAGCGCAGTACGCCAGCAAGTGCTCCTATAAGGGCGAGTACGGCATCTGGCAGTATTCTTCCAAGGGCAAGGTTGATGGCATATCAGGCAACGTGGATATGGACTACAGCTACATTGATTATCCGTCCATCATCAAGACCGGAGGTTTCAACGGCTATGCGAAGGAAAACAAGCCTGCGCCCGCTGTAAGCTCCGAAAGAGATCAGGTCATCGCTCAGGCCAGAGCGTGGCTTGGAAAGAACGAGGCAGACGGCAGCCACAAAGAGATCATTGATGTCTACAACAGCCAGAAGCCGCTCCCCAGAGGATATAAGGTCAAATACACGGATGCATGGTGCGCGACTTTCGTATCGGCGGTCTCCATCAAGTGCGGCCTGACAAGGATCATTCCTACCGAGTGCGGCTGCGGCCAGATGGTTGAGCTTTTCAAGAAGCTCGGTGAGTGGATTGAAAACGACGCCTATGTTCCGAAGCCCGGCGATATCATTTTCTATGACTGGCAGGATTCCGGTTCCGGCGACAATACCGGATGGCCGGATCATGTCGGTATCGTGGAGGCGGTCTCCGGCAGCACCATCACGGTCATTGAGGGCAACAAGAGCGATTCTGTCAGCAGACGCACGCTGCAGGTCGGCGGCAAGTATATCCGTGGCTATGGTGTGCCGAAGTACGCGGAAGGCTCCGGAAACAGCACTCCCGCACCTGAGCCCGCACCTAAGAAAACCGTGGACGAGCTTGCCAAGGAAGTCATCGACGGCAAGTGGGGAAACGGCACTGACCGTAAGAACCGCCTGACCGCTGCTGGATATGACTACGCAACAGTTCAGGCAAAGGTCAATGAGCTCCTGAAGAAGCCTGCCTCTGCTGCTGTCTGGTACACCGTGAAGTCCGGCGACACGCTTTCTGCCATTGCTCGGAAGTACGGAACATCCGTGGCAGCGATCCAGAAGCTCAATCCGACGCTCATCAAGAATGTCAACCTCATCATCACCGGCTGGAAAATCCGCGTGAAGTAAATATCCAATCTGCTATGCCTGCGAGTGTTCTTCGGAATGCCCGCAGGCTTTTTTATTTTCCTCCGCTCAAATCGGCAGTTCATCTCCAGTGGAAACTGGAGGTGGATAAGTTATGCCAAACGAAAACACAAATGCTCAATCTGGATATTTCACAGATGATCGGATCAAGGGCAATCTGGACTATAGGCGAGCGCAGATCATCGCCCAGAAGATGCTCGATGACGGCCTGATTTCTGTGGCTGAATTCAACAAATTAACCGCCATCAATCGGGAAACTTTCTCTCCCTTGTTCGCGGAAATAATGCCAGAAATACCTTGATATGTAGTCGCTTTAGAGTGATGTATAGACGTACGGAAAGGAGGGACTTCCCTTGAAAAAAGTAACGAAAATCGCGGAAACAGCGAGCTCGAAGGTCAAGCTCAAAAAGGTCAGGGTAGCCGCCTACTGCCGCGTCTCTACGGATTCCGATGCACAGCTTGAAAGTCTTGAGGCACAGAAAACCCACTACGAAAATTACATCACATCTCGTGATGACTGGGAGTTTGCAGGCCTCTACTACGACGAGGGCATCACCGGCACCAAGAAGGATAAGCGCCCGGAGCTTTTACGGCTCATCGACGACTGCAAGGCCGGGAAGATCGATTTCATTGTCACGAAGTCCATCAGCCGCTTCAGCAGGAACACAACTGACTGCCTGTCGCTGGTGAGAGAGCTGCTCGCCCAGAACATCCCGATTTATTTTGAGAAGGAAAACATCAACACCGGCTCAATGGAGAGCGAGCTTTTTCTGGCAATCCTCTCCAGCATGGCCGAAGGCGAGTCGGTTTCCATTTCGGAAAACAACAAATGGTCAATCCAGAAGCGTTTTGAAAACGGAACCTTCAAGTGCAGCTACCCGCCCTACGGTTATGACTGGGACGGTGAACAGATGGTCATCAATCCGGAGCAAGCAGCTGTAGTAAAAGAAATCTTCGCAGACCTGCTCTCCGGCAAAGGCACCCACGCCATCGCTGATGACCTGAACCGACGCAGCGTTCCTTCCAAGCGTGGCGGACGCTGGACTGCCACTACCATTCGCGGGATGCTTTCAAACGAGAAGTACGTCGGCGACTGCCTTTTCCAAAAGACCTACTCGGATTCACAGTTCGTCCGGCACACCAACCACGGCGAGCAGGCGCAGTACATGGTCAAGGATCATCACGAGCCGATCATCAGCCGGGAGGACTTTGAAGCAGTACACGCTCTTATCAGCCAGCGGGCAAATGAAAAAGGCATAGCAAAAGGCTCTGATAAATACCAAAACCGCTACGCTTTCTCAGGTAAGATCATCTGCGGCGAGTGCGGCGACACCTTCAAGCGCCGGATTCACAGCTGCACCGGGTACAAATATACTGCATGGTGCTGCAACACCCACATCGAGGATAAGAGCAAGTGCCACATGCTTTTTGTAAAGGACGATGCTTTAAAGCAGGCTTTTACCACGATGGTGAACAAGCTCATCTTCTCCCATCGACAAATCCTGAAGCCATATCTGGAGGCCATAAAGAAAACCTCGGCAGACGATTCCCTGCATCGCATTCAGAAGATACAGACCCTTCTGGCACAGAATACCGAAAAGCGCGAGACGCTGACAAAGCTCCTGACGCAGGGCATCATCGATCCGGTGCTCTACAATCAGGAAACAAACCAGCTGCTTTCACAGGCGGACAGCTTCCGGGATGAGATTGAAGCCCTGAAGAATGAAGTCTCCGGTGATGTGACGAAGGTCACCGAAACCACAGCGCTTATCCACTTTTGTGAAAAGAGCGCCATGCTGCAGGAGTTCGACGAGGACTTATTCGAGAGGTTTGTAAAGCGCATCATCGTTCATTCCAGAAGCGATATCCGCTTCGAGCTCAAATGCGGCCTGACACTGAAGGAAAGGATGTGACGACATGGGACATACCCCTTACGGATACAGAATTGAAAACGGCTGCGCTGTGATTGACGAAGAAGCCGCCGGTAAAATCAGAAGGCTCTACACCAATTACCTCGCCGGAATGTCGCAGGCAAAGGCCGCCATCGAGGCCGGGATTGAAACCTACCACAGCTCAGCAAAGCGCCTGATGCAAAACAGGCACTACCTTGGCGACGAGTTTTACCCTGCCATCATCGATCAGGAAACCTTCAATAAGGCAGAAACGATTCGTCTTGAACGCGCCGGTAGGCTCGGCAGGCTAAACCGTGTAAAAGAACAAAAGACA